CAGGTAAGTTGTGCTTTGCGCACGGACGTTGGCGACGATGGCAATGAGTGCGATGGTTGAAAGTAAAGCGAAAAGCGTAAGACGTAAACGATTCATATTCGTGTGTCTCCTCCGGTGTAGTGCTCGCCGTACTCATCAACATCAGGCGAGTGATTCCCGGTTGGACAGATCCACGAACCGCCCGCGCCGTGACAAATATCACAATCATCGCAATCATCGCAATGATTAAAACAATCTTCCCATACCAGGATTGCGCCACACATTTTGCATGTTGGTAGCGCAGCCGATTGCGCCGGATCCAACGCCTCTGCCAACGTAACACAAAACGCGTCTGCGCGACGTGGGTCCGCACGCACAAAAGCCGCGACCAGGTCGCATTCCTGTACGCCGTCCAGCGCCAGGAGTGCAGCCAGGATCGTGTCAACCGTATTGACCGGCGTTAGGGATTCGCGCCAGTCAATAGTGGCGGGCTTCACCTTGCCAATACGCCAGGAAATCCCACCGTCTGCCGTCCACATCTCCGCAATGTCAATTCGGTGCGGCGCGTCCTCATAGGCATATACCGTGCCGGTTCCATCCGCCGCCGCCCACTTTGCGCCGGGCGGCACATTGAATTTACTCAGGCCGAGCATCGCCGCCGCTCCTTCCGCTAACATGCAGCGCTGCCATAACGATGGCCACGCAGAGCACGAGCACGGCCCCGATGATAACGCCTGCGAAATAACTAAGCATGTACCACCTCATCTCTCAACTTCACCCACCTGTCACACACAAAACGCTGCCCGCTCTGCACCGGCCCGTGCCAGCCGCCAAGCCGCTCGCAGTGGCCGAATCCGTCAGCCACCAGCCAATGCCGGCAGTTCAGGCAGTAGCGGCCAGCACTTGGCGCACGCAGTCCGACGTCCGGCATGAGTCCGCTACGCAGAGTCTCGAAATAGATTACCTGGCTCACGCTGGCACCGCCTTCATTGTGGCCGACCGCCCTTGCGCTTGCTGCCAGCGCCATTCACGCAATGCAGCCTCAGCACTGTAGCAACGCACGATGACGTTGACACCGGACGACGGGTAACGTACCTCGTATGTGTGATTGATTTGCTGCAATGTTGGCTGCAATGCGTTCGTTGATTTACGCATGATTAGCCTCCGAATAATGGTAGATCCTCATGGTTATCACGTAATGCGGCCGAGGTGTGCGGTGATAACCAAAGCACTTCCGTTCTATCCCTGGCGCCCTCTGCGTGTGCTTCTCGTTCGACACGACGCCAATCCGTAAATAGTTCGTGGTCGTATAGGTCGCAGGGATAACCGCTTACTATGGCCATGCCGTTGATGCCATGCAATGCGGCCGCCATATCACGGTGATCGTTGTCGGTCATTTCATATCGGTACCCTGCGGCCGCCTGTTTGCCTCTGGTCGACAACGGATAGGGCGGGTCAACATAGAATAGCGTTTCGTGCCCGTCAAACGTTTGCACCATGTCAAGCGCCGGGCGCATTTCTACCACCACGCCACGCATACGTTGAACGATCAGACTCAACGCGTCGGGATAGTTGGCCCAATCAGTCGCCGGCGTGGCGCCTGTACGAGTGACGTTGTTGCGAAAGCCGGTATTGTTGCCGGATGTGCCGGCCGCCCCAAATCCAGCAAACGAACGCAACAACGTGCGCCGCGCCTGCTCAATCGGGTCACCGTGCAATAGATAGCTCTCTTCAAACTCGGATCGGGCGAAAGGGGTCAACTCTACCAGGCGCACCAGCTCACGAGCCTGCGCAGGATTACGCAATACCCGGAACAGATTCACTACCTCACCGTCCAAATCGTTGTAGACCTCGGCATAGCAGCGCTGCTTGCGCAATAACACAGACGCCGCGCCACCGTATGGCTCAACGTAAATTCTGTGTGGTGGAAAGAACCCGATAATCCACGGAGCAAGGCGCCACTTTCCGCCATGATACCTGAGTGCCGGCCGTGTTGGCGCATCCATTGCTACATTCATGCCGTCACCTATCCCCGCACTTTTTCACGAATTTCCACAAAAGGATGCATTACCCCTTGAAATGCAATAGCATTTTGTGGTAAGCTTCTACGCAGTAGTCCCATTCGCAGAATAACATCGCGCAGGTCGCCACGACACAGCACTTTCACCGGCTGTCCGTGGCGATCCATGAACTCATCGACCACAGGGATACCATGAAACAATTCGTTAGGCTGCATGTTCCGGTTCTCCTTTTAGCAGTTCGTCAACTGTCACGCCCAGGAGCGTGGCAATCTGCACTGCCCTATCTATCGACAAATTGCGCCCAGACTCAATTCCATACAGCGCCGGCCCGGAGATCCCCAAGCAAGCGCCGATTTCCGCCTGCGTCATACCTTGCGCCTTGCGCCAGTCGCGCAAGCGCTGGCCCACCCGCTCTTTTATATCCATAAATTCTCCTCAAACGATAAATCATAATCTTTAGTTAATAGTAACATTAGTTTGGGGATATGTCAATAGTCAAAATGTCACATGGGGATATTCCGTAACGAAAGGTTAATTCACGCATGAACGGAGATAGAATGATCAGCGACTTATTAATTATCACTGAGTCGAAAAAGGGTTTTATGGCAGCGAGAGCCAACGCCTGGCTGCACGCACATTTCCGCGTTTATGTGGATGGCAAAACGGTGGTAGCGATTGATAATTTTTAGTCTACAAAACACAGTATGACGAGCCGTTATTGTGTAACCTAAACATATCAACGGAGTGTCAGCGGAGTGTCAACGCTGGTACAGACGTCATGGTACAAACCAGCGCCTACTAGCGTCGTCTCTTCGCAATGGCGCGGCTTTTGGCGTCAGCTTTCAGCGCACCATTTACGCCGCGTTTCCACAGCGCAATGCCAGCGTCGTAGTCGTCCGGACAAGGCAGCCACTCAACCGTGGCGCCTTGCTCGGCTAAGCGCTGTTTGATACTGGACATGTCTTTTTTGCGCATCCATGACAGGATCGGCGCCGATGACTCGATATGCCAGATGTCGCCACGCTTGACGAACACAGCGCCAGCGGTGTAGCCGCGGCCGGTGACGCGGAGAAGAATGCGCTTGGCTGCAACGTCTGCCATTATTCGAACTCCGTTCGTTCAATTACCAATTCACGAAACTGCGTCAGCTCTTTGCGGAAGAAGAGGCTTACCGTACCGGTGGCGCCGTGTCGATGCTTGGCAACAATCACATCAGCAATGTTGGCGCGGTCGGTATCCTCGATATAGTAATCCTCGCGATAGATGAACATTACCACGTCGCTATTTTGTTCAATGGCGCCGGACTCGCGCAGATCCGACAACATAGGACGCTTATCACTGCGAGACTCAACCGCCCGGCTCAGTTGGCTCAGTGCCAATACCGGTACGTTTAACTCTCTCGCCAACGCCTTCAACGACGCACTGATGGCGCTTACCTCCTGCTCCCGGTTTTCATTTTTTTTGCCTGGTATGCCTGCCATCAATTGCATGTAATCGACGATGATCATGTCAATACCACCCTCGACGGCCATACGTCGGCACTCCGAACGAATGTGCGCAATGCTCACTGCGCCGGTGTCATCGATATACAATGGCAACTGTGACAACTCGTTGGCTGCTTCCATCAGCAGCGCCCAGTCGTTTTCGTGAATGTTTCCTGTTCGCAGTTGGTGGCTATCAATGCCGCTTGACTGTGATAGTAGGCGCTGTACAAATTGTTCGTCGGACATTTCTAGGCTGAAAATGGCAACGCGCTTGTTGTGGCGCTTGGCTGCACTATGCGCCATGGTGAAGGCGAGCGCGGATTTCCCGATCCCTGGACGCGCGGCCAACACAACCAAGTCGCTTTTCTGAAAGCCGCCCAGAATGCGATCAAGCATGGCAAAGCCTGTTGGCACACCCATGAGTTCGCCCGGATTGCTGGCCAGGTAGTTGATTTTGTCCACAACGCGCTTGGTAGCGTCTCGCACTTGGCGTAGCCCTTTGCGAATGGTTGTCTCGCCAGCCGCCAATGCCAGCGCTTGCACCTCGTCCATAATGCCGCCGATCTCCTGCTCATTGTCGTAGGCGAGTTGCGCAATTTTGCCCGCTACCGAAATCAAGTGGCGCCGCCGTGCCATCTCCTGCACAATTTTGGCGTAGTGCTCTGCATAGAAGCTTGTTGGCGATACCGACAGTAGGTTCGTCAGCGCCGCCGGCCCGCCCAAATCGGCAAGCTTGCCCTGGCGCTCAAGTTCCATCTGCAACGTCACGAAGTCTACAGGCTCGTGTCGTGCGTGCAAGTCCAGCATAGACTGAAACACCGTCAGACGTTGTATATACAACTCCGGCCGCTCCGTATACCCACCTGTCCATATGCACTTCGTATGGCGGATTCAGACCCACCAGCGAACTACGCCCAGACCCGGACCCGAAACTCTTTCCAGATATTGCCGTGCGCCAATAGGTATAAATGTCTTCCGTCGACGATGTGTCGAACCCGTCGCACGAGAATCCAACGCTAACCGCAACGCTGGTCCTGAACCGCTGCTCGCCCCACCCGCCTCCGGTCCCAATGGTGCCGTAGTTGCACCACGGCGAAGTACCGAAACCGCCGCCTCCAAGCGTTCCGCTTATGTCGGATGTCCAGTCGTGCGCCGCCATCCATGACGGGGGATTGCATACCCGCATGTGTTGCAGCACCGACTGACCGCCAGACCGAGAGTAGTTGATGGTGTTCAATTCGTCGCGGGTGTAAAAACAGTAC